ATCTGCTCATTACAAAGATGGCTATGCAGTTATAGTTGGCATCACCACTAGCGAACTTCCAACACACGACAACCTATCAATTGTTGCAACAGATAAGACTTCATCGCAGCGTTATCAAGATGCACGCAAGTATGACCCCGGTGTATCTCAGCAGTCACAAAAGAAGCAAGGCTTCCAAGACCCAAGTGGTAAGTATCCACTCAGTGACCATCAGAACGAATCCGATGTGAACCGTCTTGCCAAGGGTACAAAGATTAGTAAGACCATCGTTGGCGAGAAGGAAACAAGACGCATTAAGAGCGTGCCTGTAGCCAATAGCTCGAAGACTTGGGAGCAGTCACCTATTCCTTATGGTGCAGTGTATCCGTACAACCAAGTGACTGCTTCTGAGGCTGGTCACGTGTTCGAAATGGATGACACACCAGGAGCTTCTAGAATCAATTTACATCATGCGGCTGGTACATTCTATGAAGTGGATGACACAGGCAACTCTGTGGAGCGTACAGCAGGAATTAGAACCATTGTCGTTGAGAAAGACGAACTGGTTTACATCAAAGGTTCTGGTCACGTCAATCTGGATGGCGACCTGTCGTTGAGAATCGGTGGAACGTGCAATATTCAAATATTGGGGTCTGCAAGTCTTTCAATTGATGGAGATTTTTCGACCAAAATAACAGGAAATTACAATCTTGAGGTCGGTGGTACTTGCAATGTAAAAGCAGGCACTTTAAATTTGGAAGGTACTGATTCCTTTAACCTTTCTTCAAGTAGCCTACTATTCAAATCTCCAACAATTCAACCGAATCCTTGGACAGGCGATATCATGTTTGGCCCGCACTCACAAAGCCCATCGCCAATATCGGTTTCACCTATTGCCGACTACTCACCTAACATCAAGATTCCGGCTCCGGTTTCTCGTCGTGAGGCTATTGACTTCATCTTGGAAGACTCACCTGATGTGACAAGCGTGCTGTATCAAAACACTGCTACACCAACATTGCAGAAGTTGAACAACACACCCGCATTGATTGTGATTCCGGTGTCTGGTATTTGTGGTTTCACAGAATTGAGCAGCAACACACAATTGAGTACGAACTATCGCTTGAGTGACCTATGCGGTGCACACCCATTCCCATTCAATGTTGGTCAGCATGGATTGTCGGCAGAAGAGATTGCATGTAACTTGAAACAGTTGGCTATCAACATCATTGAGCCATTGCGTGAACGTTACTCACACCTTGGATTCAAAATCAATTCATGCCATCGTGAAGCAGGTAGCAACATTTCCAAGTCGAAGAAAATTTCACAGCATGAACTTGGTCAGGCGGTAGACATTTCGTTCAGTGAAATTCGTGGTCAATCAAATGACCGTGAGCAGTTCTACAATTTGGCGGCAGAAATAAAAGATGCTGTTCCATTCGACCAATTGCTTTTGGAATATCGCTCGTCTGGTTCAGTTTGGATTCACCTTTCATTCAACACAACAAATCTACGCCGTCAAATTCTTACTCTGAATGATGACAAAGTATATGGCGAAGGTCTCTATCTTTTGACGTAAGGAAACATCATGGCACTATCACCTAGCTCTATGGCAGACAAGATTATGGCTGCAACGCAATCATTGACCGCTCAAGGTGGCAATGCTGGAAACGAACGTGCAATTCTTGAGGCATTCTGCACAGGCATCATCGCTGAGATTGTCGCAAACTCTGAACTTGTACCATTGACGCAAGACAGTGGAACAGCAGGCGCTGGAATTATCACGGGTAAGGTAATGTGAAGATAGACCTGAAATTTTCAATCTCGCCTCTCGCGCTCTATGTCATAGCAAACATCTGCCTCGCACTCTTTATGATTGTGCACGGCTATGTTCACCGCGATGACAAATGAGCGTCATATTGCATATTAACCGAGTTAATGCGTGTTAAAATAGTCGGTATCTAATTATCGACTGAAAATAGATGCAGTACACCCAAATGATTCCAAAAGCGCAAACAAACTATCTGTGGTGATTGGTTCACCACTTTCAGATTTTGCAACAGTTGACCTTTACCAATTATTTTTTGTATTTCCATCGTCGTTTTTCAACCATTGTTATTCCATAAATTTAAGAAAAGTTGCAAATTAGTTTGACATGCCGTAGTATTTCGACTGTACCTCCATGAATGATTCTTTATTAGATAAATAGTGAATTACATAAGGATTCATTCAATGGCAACAACATACCAGGATATCGACATTTCGTTTGCTTCACATCCATCAACTAAGGACGTTCTCAAGTTGTATGATGTGTCTGCGGCTAAGTTCGCGTTGAAGAATTTGTTGTTGACCTCGGCAGGCGAGAACTTCAACGATATGTACTTCGGTGTTGGCATTCGCTCATTGCAATTTGAAATCTTGACTCCGGTTACATCTGCATTCTTCACTCGCAAGATTCAGAACCAAGTCAAGCAGTACCTGCCTGAGATTGTGCTGCAAGACACGTATGTTGGCGACAACCCGGATACAGGTGAGATTTCTATCACGATTCAATACTACGTGCGCGGTAATCTAAAGCTTCAAAACTATTCGTTGGTTCTTGAACGCTCTCGTTAATCTGTAACAAATCAAACACATAACAAATAATTTGACGTGGCCTAGCAGCCATGTATAATGCTGCCTATCGTAACCACAATGGAGCATTGAATATGAAGAAGGAAGACGTGAAAATCGGCATGAAGGTTCGTATCATTGATACACCCGCATCCCGTTTGGCATCCGAGATTGACCACGACATCACTCAATCGAATAAGGATAGACATCTGACACCCGGTATGGTGGGTGAGATTATTTCTCATCGCAAATTCACCAATGCTGTTGGCGTTCGCTTCGAAGAGTTCGGCGATTGGTGGTGGTACGCATACGAGAGCCTCGAAGAAGTTCTGGATGAAGAGTTGAGAACACCGAAGCCAGCACCCAAAAAAGTTGACCGCTATCGAGTTGGTCAGATTTTCACAGTGAGCAACAGTGAAACATCGCCGACATTGGTTATGCTCGTGTCTGCATTTGGCTCAATATATCTTTCCCATATCGGCACTGGAAACTGGTGGTCTAACAGGAATATTGACATCAACCTGTCCGTCACCCAGAAAGAGATTGACTATTTGAAGGGCGACAAGAACAACACAATCGGTATATCATTCGCATCGTTCAAAGATATGCAGGCTGGTGTTCCCGCTGTGTACACTGGCAACAAGCGCATTGTGCACTACACCGAAATGCATCCGGTGAACTATGAGTCTGAGAAGGCGTACTTTTCGAAAGAAGAATTCCTGAAAGACCATCCGAACGCAACCTTCGTGGAATTCGTCGGCTAATGTCCAAGGCATGGGATAAACTCTACGACCTCGGCTGTAGCAAGCCTGTGCCGTTGGACTCGGTGAGTGGTGCACTTAGTTCGTTTGTGTATGACCGCAAGTATGGCGTATTCAAATGTGACTTCGGTGCACACCCAACTGTCATGTCCCAACTGATGGCAATCCATCTGGGTTATGACAACGGAATTGACTTGGCTATCGCTTTGAAGATAGACTTCTCATACGGCACGTCTCAACTGTTTTTGCAACAAAACGGAACAGCATATTGTTCATCTGTGAGTGATATGGTCGAAGCATGGGATGCGCGAAATCTCAAAGAATGGGAAGTGAAATATTTCGGCGGTGTGCGTTACATCGGCGATGGCGTTTTACGAAAGGCACGAAGAGTATGAGTTTCAAATTTGACACCAACATCAAAGTTGGAGACCTGATTACTGCGTACCAAAAAGGTTTTCACCGTGTGACCGAATTAACGCCTGGTGGAAGCAGTGGCACGCTCGTTCATTACAAGCGTGTGTTGAGTGACAAAGGAAGAAAGTCGAAAGGTTCCATCCAAGTGTGTGACGGCTCATACTGCAAGAAGATGGACATGGTTGAAGTTGGTGAATACATCGACACTGCGCGTATGGAATTTGAAATCATGTGCGAGAACTTAATTA